TATTACTTCCCAATCACCCTCCGGGGTGTTTGTACCTGTCAATGACAGATACGACTAATTTAGTCATTCGAGATCTATTGCTGAAACGAACTAGCGTAATCTCTTCCGCTTCCGACTGATAGTTTCGGCTGCGGGACCCGATTGTATGTCAATATGCGGGTCGTTTACCGATCCAGGGATAATATCCCTGAGTTTCGGTGGCATACGAATGGTCATTCCATTCATACTGTCAACAAGGGCCTCCTTGGGAATCCATGATTTACTCATGGAAGCCACAAAGTTTGGTGCCCCTCGGAGAACCCAACCCCGAAATTGATCAACGTCTTCGGGGTTGAGAGTGAGGTCAGCAGGGCTTGCCCCCGCAAGTCTCTTACAGTTTTCAATCTCGTGGATAAATTCTGTAAGGACCTCACTAGGTAATGGTACCCTGTCTCGTACTGTTTCGACGAATTCAGTAGGGTCACCCATTGCACCAGATGCGTATGCAAAAAGCAGACGCATCGTACTCACTCGATCAAGGTTTTCAGCGATATTAGCTACGCTCACGAATCCACTAGCGCGAGCGTGCCGTAAGGCATCCTTATAGTTACAAGTGTAACTTCGTTTCGATTGAATGTCAGCCAAGAACCAATCTAAATTCTTAGATTTGTCTTGAAACTGAAGTCCGGAAATCATTGCAGTTTGCACGATTCCTTCAAGGTTCATTGGATCAATGATACCGCGCGCAGATGCACCAGATGACATCTTACGCGCAAGGACATGTAGAAGTAAAGGTGGTTCACCCTCGCCGCAATTCAGCGCCGAGTATAACTTCATCGCATAGGGCGGACATTCCGCGACTATGCGCTCATAGAGTTCTTGCCACGAGTGGGGCCAAGGGACATTGCACCCCCCGACTGACCGAGGCAAGTAAACCCATGGGTCATCACGGAGAAAAGAAGACATCCAGTTATTGAATGTATGAAGGAGGAATTCACTCCTTTTCTTTTCTCCTTCCCTTATGTTCAGAAGTTGTTCATAAAGGGCATTCCCCTTGCCGAACGCGGGATTTCGCTTAATATCGAAATCGCCGGTGCTAGCAAAGGGCGAGAGTAATCTCATCTTGACAACATCCAAATGGATTTTGTCGGTCTTCAGCTGCCATGGCGGAGACCCAGAATTGATCGTACCTTCGCGATAACGAAGGATCTCTTCACAGAACCATACAAAGTAATAGGAAAACTGTGCTTTGTCGGAGTTAATGGCATTCCCATAACTTCGATGTTTCGCGATTATTGCGCGATGCCGACGGCGAGTACGTACTGCGCCGATATCGTCACCTGCAATCAAGGTTGGCGGTAACCTTGGTACATCTCTGTACACCATCAGTTCGATGGCCGCGTTCATGATGCAAAGAATTTCTTTTGCACCAGGATCGCCCATGTGCACCCCACACTCGGTCAATATGATCCGGTGTGCGGTATCCGTGGGCTTCCTGCGCACCTCCATTTTACGTGGAGAAATAAGTAACGCAAGGGCTTGCTGTAAATATGCAAGCTCATACGCATTAGCAGAAAACCTGCTAATTAGCGGATTGACCAGTTCTCGAACAAAATCCCAATCGATTCCGTTCGTTGAGCCGGTCAAGTCTATCGCAGAGAACCCAGATTTGGGTTCAATGTAATTGTCGGTTCTACGTGAGAGCCCGACAGCCAAATCCCACCCTTTATAAGAGCGGGTAAAAGCAGACTTAAGCGAGGGCACTACCTTAGCCAGTCCGGCAAGGAAATGTGCGAAAGGTTGTAGAAACAACGTCACGAATGACGGCGGTTTCGACAACCCCCTCACCTTGTCACCATTTTCGGATTGAAGAATCAATTCCGTAGGGACAGGAGCTGGGCGGAACAAAACTTTGTTTCGCTCGAGCGTATGATACGCTGGCCCTTGTAACCAACCATGGGCTACGCACTCCTCATGCGCCAACTGTAGTAGCTGGTGAGGCAACGCCTCATCCAAGCCTAGTACAGGGCCTTCGAGAGAGTTATGGCTAGATGACTCACTCAATACCGCTTTGAGAAGCCCACCGGGGGCAAACTCATCGCGGAATGCGGACCTCATGAACGGGATATCGTCCCTTAGTTCGTGGTGTCTGCAAATGGTGCGGTACGGGCGCACTCCCTTCTTCAGTGTAAGGGGTGCACCCCAGATCGTCTTTCCATCGAAATTTCGATCTGCCGCACGGTGGACATACCGTGTCATGAATCGCTTTGCGATATCCATGCCTTTTCCCCCACTTGCGCGGGAACTTTGGTATCCTCCATTTGCCGAAAGGGAAATATGTGGTCTCGGAAGGGCATTAGCCTTCTCGATGAAATTTCCCATCCTTAGCATCGCAGCGCTTGTCTCAAACATCTGCGATTCCGAGAGCTCAATTCTTCTAATAAATTGAACCCTCATGCTTTCCACTTCCTCTTCGAACCTCTTGTCATCAAGGGGAGGAGGCGGTGCGGAGCGTCTTTGAATTAAGTACGCTACCGACTTGATAGCAGCGTCCGGTACTTTGCCCAGATCGCCTAGCACCTTTGCAAGTGCTATGTGTTTAAGTGCTGGAAACATCTCAAACCAGAGTGGACCCAGAGATCCATTCTTTGTGCCTGGAACCCCGCAGGGCGCGGGGTTTCGACTATCAGGCTCGACCTTATTGCTATAGTGCAAGATATGTAAGGTTAACCGCTTGTACTCGGACATAAAGCCGTGATACGAGTGGATTGCATTGGTGATACACCAACGCCACAATCTTTTGTGAAGAAGTGTGAGTGGCTCCCCGATTAAATCAGGGCTTGCCGCGAGGAAATTTGCCTCTATACTGCGCCAGAGAAGCACAATGCGTTTGACCGTGTCAAAAGACGCATTGGCGTACTTAACGAGTACATCTTTGGGTAATGATTTATAGTATGATAGTTTTTGTAACTGTGCTAAGATCTTAGCAGGGCTACGTCGCCACAGGTCTATGACCTGCACTTCGCCAGAGTAGAACGATCCAAGGATCGTCCTATCCAAGGTCCGAACGCAACGAAGCCCCTGAGGTGTCTTCGTTGACGGCCAGACCATGAGCAAAATT